ATCAGTCACCCCTGCACCGGGAGGAATCGTACCAGCGGGCCACTGGAAATCCGACGGGATCACGAGATCGTCAGCCGAAACCACCAGCGGTGTTGGCAGCGCAGTGGGGTACATCCCCAGCGTATCGAGGTCAGTCAAATGCCCAGACCCGAAGGTCTTGAACCACACAATAGCGTACCGCGCAGACTGCGGGATATACACGTCGTATGGGTCCTCGCCTCCGTAACCCACTGAGTATGAGAAGGTGCGGCGCAGCGAACTGACGAGCAGCGTGTTGTCACTGTGGACGACGACCTCACTGAGTTTGCTGTTGAAGCCGTTGTACCAGATGATGCCTGCGGTGATGCCGTCGTTGGCAGGATCGCCGCTATCGCGGAACCGTTGGTAGCCGCCTTTGAATGTGAACGACTGCCCCGGCTCCAACGGGACCGAGTACTTCATCACCGCTGTACCGGCCCCTGCGAAACGATAGACCTTGCCGTTCAGTCCGGCTGTCAACGAACCGCCCGCCAGCGTGAAGTAGTCCGGCGCGTCGCCGGGGCGATACTCGCGGAACAGATCAGATGCCTTCTGCACTTGCGCGGTGGCGCTGGTGAGGTTACCCACCGATACGCGCAACTCGACCAGACTGCCGGGGTTGAATGCCTTCGGGATGGTGTCTTCGCCGCCGCGCTGAACGGTAAGAACATCGCCGCTTCGCGCTGTTACCAGCACGATTTCAAACATGTTGTCCGCAGCAACGATGGTGGCGTAAAAGTTTTCCCCCGCCGCGAGCACCGGGAACGTCGCGCCAGTGCCACTGGTCAGCGTAATCTGGGTGTCGCTCTCCGTGACGGCGTTGGCAAGGAAGCCGCGAGAGTTGTTTTTGAGTTTGATCATCTGTGCCCTACCTTATCCAAACGGCTGCATCTTAGCAGTCATGGTGCCGCGTACGTTACCTAGGTTCGCCCGTGCGCGGCGTTCAGCAACATGGAACACGTATTGCTTCGCGTGGTACGCCGCCAACTCGCGGTCGCTCCACGTTACGCTGGGCAGTACAAGCATCTCTTGTAGCGCCCCGTGCATGATGGCGTCCTCCAACTCGTCGAACATCACCCCCGACATACCGCTGGCGGTACGCTTTGGCTTGAGCGCATAGAGAAGACGCAACGTGTAGACACGCTGATCATCGGGGAGAGGTAGAACGATGAATTGATCAGGAGTCAACTGTGTGATGACGCGGGGGTCGGAAGCAGCTTCCAGTGCATCGTCGGGGATTACGAACTGCGGCCCACCGTTGAACACTTCTTCGTTGAGCGCCTCAGAATTGAACGCGCCCGATCCGACCCACAACTGATCGTAGGGTACGCCGCCGTAAAGGTCAGCCCACTGCGGGTATCGTAAAACGGCTTCATCCAACGTGAGCCGGTCAAGCGGACGCCCATTGACGGACGCCAAAAACACCGCGTGTACATCAGTGCTTTGCGGTTTACGATACCCGTATTGGTGTACCCCCGGACTGAGCGCGTACGGTGCCTCGGCGTACCGCCATGCCAACGTGCGCTCACAAGTCTTGATGGCGCTGTTGCGGATGTATTGCACGATGGTAGCGTGCGGGCACCCCGGTACAGAGGGCTGCAACCGGGGTACAAGCGAAGCGAAGGTACGGTCTGCCATATCAGATCACCTGTCTCGGGTCTTGCCCGCCTGCTTCGGTGTCCGTGATCGTGCGCGATTGCAACGACACACCGAGTCCCTGCACAAACGAATCTTGGTACAGCTTGGCGCGGTTTGAGTTCACATGCTCGTTGTCAATCGACTCGGCCAAGAACACGGTACCGTCCACAACAGTGGGGAAGTACGCATCCGTGGGGAACGTGATCTCTTGATTGAGCGTGTAGTCGGGCGGCGTTTGGGCGTATTCACCAACCAAAACCACATCTACGTCCGGGCGCGGGTACACAAAAAACCGGTTGGGGTTGCGTACATGCCGCATAAAGTTGAGTGGCTGACCGGGCGTCTCGCGCAGCCAGCCGGGAACTGTGCGGTCCAATGTCTCGCGGTTGACCTCCGTGACGGCATCGCCATCTTTTACTTGGAAGATTTCAATGAGTCGTGTTGAATCGGGAGGGCACGATTGGAGCACAGTGCCAGCTTCAGTAGGGATGTCCCCAATGACCGCAAACAGATCGGGCCGAATCACCACCATCCGCTTTAGCGTCTGATTGACGAACCCAAGCAGCACCGCATCGCTGTAGCGGAACGGTGTTTTGGTGTCCTGAATCAGACGCCGTACTTCAGTGATGACTTCGTTGGGTGTCATGCAGGCAGTCCTCGGGAGGCTTCCTCAGCCAGTTCAGCAGGAGTATAAGGCGGAGCCTCTGGGATGTCAGCAGTTGTCAGGTCAAGGGCTGCTTTCTTTTTGCGCCCAGTGGCCTTCACAACCTCTGCTGTGTCCGCAATACGCTGCACAGCGGCAGGCGGGATGAACCGCTCAGGGTAGGCGATCTCCTCGGGTACGACTTCGCACTCAGGGTTCTTTGCCAGAATGGGGTTGAAGTCATAGATGAAACCGTCTTTTCTGACTCGAATGTACATTTTGCTCATTTAGATTTCCTTGATGCGTTCATATTGTCAACGAGGTTAGGGTACGCCCTACCTGCCTTTTTCGCCGCAGCTTTTGCTTTGGCCTTCTGCTCAGGAGTCAGCCCTTTGGGCTTACCGAGAGATTTTGGACGGGGTTTATTCCAGACTTCCATGTCAGCACTTCCAAGCCCGCAGGCTCTTGTTGATCCGGCTGTTGGGGTCGTTGGCTGTCTTCTCGGAAGTCAGCTTCTTTTTCATACCCTCCATCCGGGCGCAGAAGGCGTCCTTGCGCGGCCCGCCTTCAGGCTGTGGGGCTTTGAGTCCGGGTTTGCCCGGATTGGCCTTGTTGTAGGACGCACGCCCTGCGGCGTTCAAGCCGCCCTTGGGGTCTTTGCCTTCCTTGCGCTGCCATGCTGGTGTCTTTGCCATTACGCGATCCTCTCAACAACGACGATTGCCGGGGGTACTGCTGGAATTGCAGGCGTCACGCCGGGGCTGGCCGCAACAGGTGCGATGTAGTGCAGCGTGGCCGAGGTGGTCTGATGGGTACCAGTACATCTCGACATACTGCCCTGCGGTCGACGGTGACGAAAATCTACGTACGCGGTCAAGTCCGTGCCGCCTTCGCTGTTCTTCGGTACCGTGATTTTGGTCAGCAGAGTCCGCAATGTTCGTGCCGTTGAGCGAGAACCAGAGCTTCACCGTGCACACCGTGTTCGTCGAGTTGTTGAACTGTAAGCTGGTGTTGATACGGTATGTACCGGCTACGGCGAATGTGATGCGGCTATCGCTGGCAACCCGTGACCCCGGCCCCCAGTGACTGCTGCTGTAGCCCACTTCACCGCTGTAGCGGCGGTCGTGCTGCCCGTCTGGTCAGCCGTACCCGCATCGAAGAACGAAGCGTAGGCCCGGTTGGTGATCGTATTGAACGGTACCTTGCCGCTCAATACGTCGATATTGGTGACGTTCACCTCACCCGTACCCTTGGGCGTGATGTTGAGGTCGATGTTGGTGTCGGTGCCGTCTGCTGCCAGCGTGTTGCCGTTCAGGTTCGCACCCGCCGCAGCCGCNCTGGTTGCCAGNGTTGTGGACTCCACAAGTGTGAGGCCCGAGAACGAGCCAGTAAATGTCACACCGGAGATCGTGCCGCCCGTGATGGCAACGCTGTCGGCGTTCTGGGTAGCGATGGTACCCAGCCCAAGGTTGGTGCGTGCGTCGCCTGCTGTAGACGCTCCTGTGCCCCCGTCCGCGAGCGCGAGGTCGGTGATGCCGGAGATGGTGCCGCCCGTGATGGCGACCTTGGTCATAGCGACTGAACCCGTACCGTTGGGGGCCAGCGTCAGGTTCCCGTTGGTGTTGAGCGTGCGGATTGTGTTGCCGTCCAACTGGACATTTGCAACCGATGCAGAGTTGGTACCTACCTTGAGCGCCGTAGCAACACCCGTGCCGCTATAAACCGTCTTCTCGGTCGCGGTCGGCCCCTCATCGACATGCAGAAGCTGGTCGAAGGTACTGGCAATGGTGTTGCCGGTAAGGTTGGTTGGCATCCGTATTCTCCTATACGAGTAGGGGGCACGAGGCCCCCCACCAGTTTACATCACGCTGGCGTAACAGCGTTGCTACCATCTGCACGAACCCAAGTTGAGTTGGCGTTAGCACCCGTTGCAACCATCACGCGACTGTTGGTTGTCTCGAACACAATGGTTCCAGCCGCTTTGCCTGTCGTATTGACGGGATCAGCGATAGCCCCAAGCTGCGTTGCGGTCACAGTGCGAAGCTGGATATACCCAGCAGTCGCGTCCACATTGCCGACGAGCGTGCCGCCAGCAGCAGTCAACGTACCAGTCACAGTCAGGTTCTGCAAAGTTGCATTGCCGCTGTTGATGGTTACATTGTCTTGCGCAATACCCTTATAAACACCCATGATGTTCTCCTTTTAAAGACAAGGGCCGAAGCCCTTGCCAAGTTTAGTTGGCGTTGGCGACAACTGCGAAGAACTTAATCACGGCGTTCTCGGGGACAGCAGTGTTCAGCAGGATGTCGATGGTATCGGCAGCAGCCACGACAGTGGCAGCG